AAAGAGCAGCAACGGGTCGTGGCTCTGGCGCTTAATCCGCACAAGAGCAAGATAAAAATGCCGTGCAGGGTCATGCTGACGAGATTTGCGCCTCATGAGCTGGATCGTTTTGATAATTTGCCCATGAGCTTCAAGTACATAGTCGACGCAATATGCGCTATCATCACTGGAAACTACCGAGCAGGGCATGCGGATAGCGATGAGCGTATCTCCATCGCCTGTGATCAAATTGTGAGCAAAGCCTATGGCATTCGCATTGAAATAAATTTTTAGCCGTGGAAGGAATCGAACCTCCTACTTTCACCCGAAACCTAGAAATAACTATAGGCGATGGGACTTGAACCCACAGTGTTAAGTCTTAATTTCCCCTATGGAACACGGCCTTATATTTTCATGTCCGGCATATATTGCGCTCTATGATTTGCATGCGCTCATCGAGCTCGGTATATCTTCGCAAAAGATCATTATGCCTCGCGAATATAGATTTACGCACTTTGTCCGTGCTTTCTTTAATCACTTGCAAGTCGCTTTTTAAAAATTGTACATCAACTTTTTCAGTATCAAAAAATTCCAGCTGATTCACCATAATGATAACTCTCTCTCTATTGGCGAACGAGTATAATTTATTCTTGATTAAATTTGCAAGACTCATGTAAATATTCAGAAAAGCGAGTCAATCGCAGGAGACTAGAATATCATGCTGACGCCAATAGCAAAAAGAATTCTAATTAAACCCGTGGAACAAAAACACGGCGTTCTCATTCTTGCACATCAAAAGCCAACGCAATTTACCGTGATCGCAGTAGGTGATGAAGTTACCAAGGTAGCTCCTGGTAATGTCATATACCTCGAAAAGCATTATGGCGTCGAAATTGAATATCAGGATGATAAATATCTTGTTATCGATGAAGCAAGTATCCTAGCTAAGATAGTTGACTAAATAGTTTTTTATTCATCACGTTGAGATTATGAATGAACTCACCGTGATACTAAAAGACGAAGCGCGCACTTATAGGCAGAAGTTTCTGATCTATGAGGAATATGTTGTGTCTTGTGATTGTGCCTTGATACGTGATTGTATTGAGGCGGCAAAGAAGAACTTTGAAGGCGAGCCGGATAGTATTCAGGTGAAGATACACTTGGAGATACAATAATGCCCGCAGGAAGACCAAGAACTTCTGTGCCTGAGAAAGAGGAGCTTATTAAACTGGGTGAAGATCTATTGGAATGGGCTTCTACTAAGGCGAAAGGCGAATTACGCTGTCGGTGGTGTGAATGGTATGCAAAGAAGCATTTCTTCATCCGAAAGCAGTGGAAACGCATGCTTGATACTGAGGAATTTCGACCGTATTATGAGGCGGCGCAGGTATATTTAGGTGAAAAATGGATAGATGGAACGATACACCAGTCAATAGCACAAAGGTACTTGAGGATCTATGACCCAGAACTCACAGAACAAGAAGATAAAGACAAAGACGCAGATGAGCTTCGGAAAGCTTCCAGCCTTAAAGGGGAAGCGAGAGCCATTGAGCAAGAAAGGCAAAAAGTCTTAGAAGAAGTGCAAAGGAATAAGAGGAAGCTGAAATGAGATTCGATGGTCCTGTTTACGAGCATGAGAATGACTCAGAACGTTTAGGAAAGCAACACTTGCGCATCATGAATATCATGAAGGATAGTATGTGGAGAAGTCTTCCTGAAATATCTGAGCTTACCGGTGATCCTCCAGCATCTATCTCTGCTCAGCTGCGTCATCTTAGAAAAGAAAGATTCGGTCTTCATACTGTAAACAAACGCCATAGGACTCAAGGCTTATGGGAATATCAACTTATTTTAAACGAGGCCCTATATGGCAAAAGAGAAATGGATTCAGAAGGCAATAAAGAAGCCTGGAGCCCTTCACAAGGAAATGGGAGTTCCGAAAGGAAAGAAGATTCCTGCGAAGAAACTAGCTGCTGCTGCGAAGAAGGGTGGCAAACTGGGTAAGCGTGCTCGCTTGGCTGAAACTTTGGGAAAGTTACACAAATGATAAATATAATTAAACCTGCGCATGAAGAATTTGATTTTTTAAGAGATCGGCTTGAAAAAATTGCTTCTCTTCTAATCAAAGGTGAACCTCAAGATATAAAACAAGCATCATTTATGGTAGGTTGCCTTCATAACGTTTGTTGTATGAATGCTATGATTTATAAAACAGAAGAAAAGATGGATTTAAACTTTCGGCCTTAGGGTCGCTAAGCGACTGCATGTAATCCACATGCACCGATGGTACCAGTTTTGTCAATTTAAATCCAAGGGGAAAATGCAGTCGTTCAGTGAATATATCCCGACACAAGAAGAGCTTAATAATAAGCTTTGGCGGCTTACCAATCTTTACTACATTACGAACAAGGCTGGTGAGGAGATCCTCTTCAATCTTAACTGGGCTCAAAAAGAGTTATATGAGAAAGAGTGGCATCAAATGCTGGTTCTTAAAGCAAGACAGCTTGGTGTTACTACCTATTTTTCTATTAATTTCCTGGATGACTGCTTTTGGAATAGCAATACTCATGCGGGTATTATAGCCCATAGGAAAGAGGATGCTGAACAGATCTTTAAACAAAAGGTAAAGTATGCCTATGACAGAATGCCACAATGGACGAGAACCTTTAACAGCGCAACAAATGATAGAAGTGGGGAGCTTGCTTTTGAAAATGGTTCTAGCTATAGAGTTTCTACAGGATTTCGATCAGGAACTTACCAAAGACTGCTTGTCTCCGAATTTGGAAAGATTTGCTCTAAGTCACCTGATGTCGCTAAAGAAATCGTTACAGGAAGTCTTAATACTGTTTCTTCAGACCAGGTCATTGCTATCGAATCAACTGCGGAAGGAAGAGAAGGATACTTCTACGAATTCAGCAAACAAGCTGAATCATTGTCATTGTCCAACGTTAACTTGTCCCCTATGCAACAAAGGTTCTTTTTTTTCCCATGGTACGACGAACCCGGGTATAGAGAATCCAGTGAGAATATCACAGTGAGCAAAGAAACACAAGAATATCTCGACAAGATCGAGCTAGAAAGACAACGCAAGATTGACGAAGAGCAACGTCGCTGGTATGAGATGAAGCAGCGGATGCTCGGCGATGCGATGAAGCAAGAGTATCCGTCGACCCCAAAGGAGGCGTTTGAAAGTGCTAACGAAGGTCTTTACTATGGCATGCAACTTGCTAAGCTTCGTGCTTCTGGTGCTGTTACTCGGGTTCCTTATGATGATTCAATTTCTGTTCACACTGCCTGGGATATTGGTCTTGATGATTTTACTAGCATATTTTGTTTTCAAGTAGGCCGCGGTGGCCAAGTATCAATTATAAACTATTACGAATCTTGGGATGAAGGAGCAGCGCATTATTGTGATTGGCTTAACAAACAGAAGTACCGTTTTGGAAGACATATATTCCCTCATGATGCAAGAAAGAGGGACATGGGAGCTAAGACACAATATCTTGACCATGTTACGCCACTCTTGGAGGGAAAGTTCGTGGTATTGGAACTCAAAGAATGTGATAAGCTTGAAGGCATACAAACAGTCCGGTCTATGTTGGCTAGATGCGTTTTCGATGAAGAGCGGACAAATAAAGCGCTCAAGCACCTTGAGGCTTATAAGAAGGTGTGGGACGATAGACTTGGGTGCTATAAAAACACACCTCTTCATGACGAGCACTCGCACGCAGCGGATGCATTTAGGTATCTTGCAGTTGGCCTCAAAGCCATTGAAAGGAAGGACAACACTAGTGTAGATAATGACTTAAAAGCTGTCAGTAGGTATTACGGAATATGATTGAAAGATTCAGCGCCTGTTTAGCGCTCATTTGTCTAAAGTGCGCCAAGTTTTTTCGAGCTTTAGGAATTCCTGGATGGCGACTTTTTCTTTCGATTGGTGATTGGTTATATTACTGTTATCACGATAGGCCAGATAAAAATAAGGACATGTAGCTCAGTTGGTAGAGAGGAGATTTCATCATTCTCAGGTCGGTGGTTCGAGTCCATCCATGTCCTGTATAAGTAAATTAATTTAAGCAGGTATTATGGCATACGATTTCCCAAAATGCATACACAAAAACAATTCAGACGAAATAAACGAACAAATGCAGCAACTTATTGCTGATCAAAAACGTCTTGAAAGCATTATGACTTTAATTTTAAAGGCACTAGAGAGGTCAAATTAACCATGGACATGTGGAATTGGTTACATGATTGTTACAAAGAAGGCTCTCTTTCAATAGAAGATTTAGAAAGGGTTTTATTCGATGATGCTGCCGCTAAAATCTTCTGGGAAGAATGGAGTATTGATTCAAGAGACTTCATCGAATATGTAAGAAATGAGGTATATCCTTTCTTGCAATATGTGAAAAAAAGAGAGGCCAAAGCATGCAAGGCGTAGTTCTTTGTGAAGAATGTATAGCCTCAATTAATAATATACAAGCAGATCAAGAAAAATGCCTTTATATTTGCGCAAACTGCTCCATTCTAGCAGCTACTGAATACATTAACCAAAACAAAAGAAGGAAGCCTATGGAATTAGTTAAGAGCAAAAGAGTTTTATATGGATTGATTAAAGATATGTTGGATAGTGACATGCAAATGGAATTCCCTAAGGAAATAGAATTCTGTGAGAGCATAGGAGGACCAACATTTAAATTCACTATCGATAAGAAGGTACAAGACCATTTTATTGATGAGCGCGGTCAAAAATGGGTAAAAGCTGATTAGATGAACAAATGGGATACTCTAAAGCAACTTTGTCCCAAGCTATATCGACACGGCATTTACTTTGAGTGCGCTCTAGGCTGGTATGACATTCTTCAAGACTTGTCACTTAAAATAGAGCGCCTCATCGAGAAACATGAGGAAAAGTATCGCACATTAGAGGGTGAAGAAAACGAATATTTTGAAATGTTTGCTGTACAAGTAAAAGAAAAATATGGCACATTGCGATTTTATATGTCCTGCGAAACTGAAGAAATATCTAAGTTAATTGCAGATGCTGAAAGACTCTCTTACAAGACTTGCGAAAGCTGTGGTGCGTCCGGGACTATACGAGATAATGGATGGGTAACAGTAAGGTGCGATAGTTGTTATTCAAAGGAAGTATGCGAGACGAGTACGTGATTACGTTCTACTTTACCTCGGGACAAAAGCTGCTCGTCTCCTACACCAAAAAAGAGATGAAAGATTTTTGTGATAAGCTTTCTAAACAATGGTATATACAACCAAATTTCGGAATCAATTTTTCGCATGTAACCCATTATAAAGTCAATGATGAAGACTAAGGAGACAAAATGAGTGAAGAAAATATCGTGGACAATAAGCCTACTGAAGAGGCAGTTAAACCACAGCCAAGTTGTCGAAGAAAAAGAGACATCTTCCGGTTTAATGGACAAGAAGATATGTCAATTAATCTTGAGCACGTCCATAAGATGTCTAGGAAAGAGAAGCGAATTACTTTTCAATTCCCTGCTACCGCTGATTTCGTCGACTTTGAAGACGAAGAAGCAGCAAAAAAGGCTTATGATCAAATAATCAACGTATGGGCAAGTTATGTTTTGGCGGAATAAAACTAAGAAGTTTGACATGGAGTGCCGCATAAATCGAATGGAGGTTATGATAGAAGACATTCTCTGTTATATACAAGACCTTTCATTTGCTAAAGCGACATCCTTGAAGGAGAGAAAATCTCGAAAGGTGTTCAAAAAACCCAAGAAAGGATCTATTTCTTCTCGGGTTGCGAAGTGATAATCGGTTTTAACTCGATACTCGTGCTGTGATTTTCTTTATCCTTTTGGATAGTTAGGGAGCACCCCGATAATGGACACAGGATAAGGAAAATCACGAGGATTTTAATTCTTTCCAGTCCCATAAATCCTTATGGTCCTAATAGAACTGTCTAACAGTTGCACAAAAAGATTTCTGTAAAACATTATCTCTTCAAGTGTTTCACATTGTCCGAACATACAATTTATTGAAGCACTCATAAGAGCGCTCATAGCAAGGTTTAATTCGTTCTCGCTTAAAACATGGCCAATATAGGATTCAATTTTCTTTGTCATTTCCACAACATCAATAAAATCATCTTGTGGGATGTGTGGTTTTTCCATGATTTAGACCCTTGCCTATAATAAATTTTATCGTACAGCATAAAGTTAATAAATATCTACGGAGTATCACGTGCTTTTCGCAACGCATCCAAAGCTTCTTCCCTTGTTTCAAATTCTCCGACAAGAATGTTTGTATAGTCTCTCATATATCGGACGCGCCATTTACCACTTTCTTTGCGGAAGGAAATTCCTTTGTTTTTTCCTCGTGATCGGTTTAGTCGTCCTTTTTCCATCATGTCATGGGTATTCTCTTTTGGAGATCCCAGAAATAAATGATTCGGATTTACACACGATGGATTATCGCATTTATGACAAACCACCTTATCTTCCGGAACACTCTCATATACAATTTCATAAGCTACTCGATGAGCACGATAGTCCTTTCTTTTTAAAATATAATGACCGTATCCGTTTTGGAAAAAACATCCTTGCCAAATCCAACACGCGCCAATGTAAGTTTGTTTATATCTTTGCTCCTTTGTTAATGAACAAATACGAACTTTCATCCAAAACTTGGCAATATCAGTTTTTGTCATCGATTTCATGTGTTTATTGTACATCTAAACGAAATTTTGTCCTAGAAATAAGAGGAGAAACAGGATTTTGAGAAACAATTCACCGATTTTTTGGCCCGAAGATAGCTTAAACCTCTCCTTGCGCCAAGGCATGGAAAAGAACTACTCAGACAGCATCAATATCTTACAAACACAGTGGTACCAGGCAGACTTGAATCAGCGCTTTACGATGAATGACCAAGAAGTCTGGGGCCTTATTTTTCCTGGCGTAGCGACTTATCGAAGGAAAATATGGAATTTCAATATCATGAACCCGATAAGTGAAGCTATAAGCGGTCAGCAAAGGCAGACAAGAAAAAGTTCAGCTGTCATCCCTATCCACAATGGAATGCAAAAGACGGCAGATCAGCTTACTAAATGCCTCTATCATAACCATAAGCAAGGATTCCATCAAACATTTAGCGATTGCTTTCAGCAGGGAGCCGTTATTCAGGGCCTAGGCTTCATGTACATGTATGCCGATAGCACCAAAGACCCTGTGAGCCCGGACCCTCGCTGGCGTTATGTAGATATGAAGGCTACGCTATATGATCCCTATTGGCGTAAGGCTGATATGAGCGATTGCCGCTTCTGGTGGCTAAAAACATTCTTTGATCAGCAAGAAGCCGCTCTTATGTATCCTCAGTTCGGTGATGAAATTCTCTCTCTTCCAAAGGGTACTTATAGGGATGATAAATTTTATTATATGCCCGAGGTTTATCAAATCCAATTCCCCAATCTCATTGCATTTGATGAATACTGGTATCTCACAAGCAGAGAAGCTAAATTCCTTGTGGATAAGAAAACAGAAGAGTGCCAAGAGTTTCAAGGTACTGATGAACAACTAAAAGAAATAATGCAAGCCTTCAAGGGAAAGCTTGCTGTCATGAAGAAGCAAATCCCAACGGTAAGAAGAAGTATTATCCTAAATGACAGAGTAATAGTCGATGAACCTAACCCTTATGGCATGGATCGCTACCCTGTAGTCCCCATGATGAGTCTATGCAACATGGATTCTCCGTACTATGCCTACAAATTCAACAGTCCCATGACTATGCTTCGGGACTGCCAGTATCTTTTGAACCGCCTCAAGGTATCCAATTTGGAAATCCTTGATGCTCAGCAGCAGGGGCTTAAAATCAAAAAGGGCGCTCTCGTTACACCTACAGATGCATTAAACTCTGGTCATGGTAGAGTTCTCTCTATCGATCCGGAATTTGAGATGTCAGACGTTGAAGCTATGCCTATTGTTCCTCCGTCTCCGGTTATGCTGCAAATGGAAGATATGCTCAAGGGCATATTTTTCAATATCGCTGGTATCGATCCAAATGCCATGGGCATGGATATCGACGATAAAGCTGGCATCATAACCATGATGCGGCAGGCGGCAACCGCTAGGAATCTACAGAGACTCTTTGACCAAGCTGATGCAGCTCAGGTTCTTTGTTCTGATATTGAAATAGAGTATATTCAAAAGAATTGGACCTACGGTAAAGTAAGGCAAGTCATTGGTGAAGAGCCCACAGCTGAATTTGACAGCAAAATTTTCTTTAAATATGGTTGCAAAGTGGTTCAAGCCGCTCTTACAGAAACACAACAACAATTGGAATTAGCCCAAATTCTGCACTTCCAGCAACTTTATCCTGATTTAATACCTCCAGATGAAGTCTTGGAGCGTATGACAATCCAGAACAAAGACAGTCTCATTGAAAAGATTATGTCTAAGCAAAAAGCTGCCTCTGAACAACAACAGAAAGTAGAACAATTACAAATGCAGCAAATGCAAATCGATAATATGACGAAAGTTGCTTACGCTCATAGCCAAGAAGGTCTGGCACAAGAACGCGTCGCTAAAATCCAGACGGATACAGCTGTGGCTCAAGATAAACTGCGCCGAGCTCATCAAGAAGATACCGCTAGTTTGCTCAATATCGTTAAAGCGCTCAAGGAATTAAAGGGCATGGATCTTGATCATTTGATGCAGCAAGTCCAAATCCTTAATGAATTAAGTCCTGCTGCAAATCCTGAAAAGGAAGTTGTTGCCAATAACCAAAATGTTGCATGAGAATAAAGATTGTAAACAAACCCGTTTAAACAAGGTGTTTTTATGAAAGAAAAGATGTCAAAAAGGGGCTATGAACAAGGCGATATGAAGCCTACTGTTGAAAGCTACCAAAAGCCTGAGAAAGATTTTGCTGAAAGAGGTTTTAGCAAAACTGATGAATACATCGAAAGACAAGATATGCGTCAGTCAGCTATGTCTAAAGACCTCAATAAGCAGGCTTATAAAGGCCGTTATTCCTAATAGGAGGCCCCATGGCTAAAAAAGAAAGTCATTCTAAGCCCTATTCAATAGAGGTGCAGAAGGGTCCTGTGCGTATGGATGAGCAATACTCAAACAATTTTCGCAGAGAGCCTGAATATACTATGCGCGATATAGAAGATAATAGGATGCGTCACGATAAAATGACGCTTACCTTGCATACTCCTAAGCAATAGTCCACTTGAGGCATGTTAGCTCAGAATAGCAGAGCGCATTTAGAGTAAAATCCTAAATGAGGTCGTAAGCGCAAATCTTACACGTGCCTTTCTTTTCTTCAAAATATATTTGATCTATATGCCGCATCTATATATGTTATATATTTGACATATGCAAAACATATAGGAGATGTATGATCATAGTGGTAGGTGGCATTAAAGGGGGCAGTGGGAAAACGACGATTGCCACTAATCTCGCTGTTTTAAGGTCAATGAGTAAGAAAGTACTACTAGTTGATGCCGATGAACAAAAGAGTGCATGGGATTGGTCTCAGCAACGTGATGGTCTCGTGGGTGACAGTTTGAAGAGTTCATTCGCAACCGTCTGCATGTCGGGCAAATCTATCTATTCTAATTTGCAAAGATTAAAAGAAGACTACAATGACATTATCGTAGACACGGGCGGCAGAGATACTACCTCTCAGCGCTCTGCTTTATGCGTTGCCGATAAGCTTATCCTTCCTTTTAAACCAAGCTCTATAGATATCTGGACTCTCGTTCCAATCAAAGGCATTCTTTCTGAATGCGTTAATCCTAATTTGAAAGTCTATGCTGTGATAAGCCAAGCTGATTCTACGGGCAATGACAATAAAGAAGCCATGCAGATTCTTAAAGAATTCACTGAGATTCACACGTTCGAGGGAATTATCGGCAATAGAAAAGCGTTTAGAAATGCTGCTGCTGAAGGCATGGGTGTATGTGAAATGGGAGCCATTGATAAGAAGGCATGTCAAGAGATGCAAGCGCTTTACGACTTTATATATAGATAACATATCAAAAAAATATAGGAGATATATGGCGGTAAAGAAAAAAATAGACAATACTATTAAAAGTTTTATTGACAATGGTGCTGATGTTAAGGCAAGCAAAGATAAGGACTTTAAGAATGTCCTTATTAGGATTCCAACTAATGTTTTGAATCGACTCGATGAACGCATCGAGAAGAAGCCTTGGATGAATCGTACTCAATTTATTGTGGAAGCCATAGATGATAAGTTGGAGAGTAATTATTAATGAAGGAAAGCCATGAGTGGCGAGTGTGATGATTGCGGCGAACATACTTTAGAGTGCTCTTGTGAATCGCGAGGTAATTATACCCTTGCTCATGTTTGTGGATCTGGTTGTCCGTGCTGTCAAAATGGTCACAACAATCATTTGAATCTTGTAAGGAATTTCATGAAAGAAGAACCAATTACTGCTGATCAATTACCAGAAGTAAAATGGGTTAATGTCAGGGGTAGGGTTGAGCATGAAGCAATCATACGAGATGCCGAGTGGTGCAAAGATTTGGGGTTAGATCAGGCATACGAGATCATGATATACCTAAAGCGATGGGGTTCGTGGTTAGAACGTTAAAATACTTGGTATCTTTTCTACTTGTGGCGACCCCAATAAATGATCTCCGCTGTAAAGCTCGTTTTCGACCCAATTGCCTTCGGCATCCTTCTTAAAGCCGAAATACTCTAGCTGAATATTTTCCCAGCGTTTAATCATCTGTACGTATTCAGGATCGTAAAGACCTGGATTCATGAGTACGTTCATCATCTGCGTTCTATGAGGCAATTCCCAGCAGAAATAGACCGTTCCGCCTGGATAGACGTGAAAGACCATGCTGTCTTGTTCAGGATAGGGGCGATATTTAGTGATCTTTCTGATCCTCACGAGCCCTTTCTTAAGCATAAGATCATACTTTTCATATATGGCTAAATAGAACGGCTTTCCATTCATCTCTTTTTCGCCCTGTTCTATGGCTTCATTTATGTCTTGGACGAGGTCTTTCTTGATTTCATAGTTAACGTCTCCAATGACAACTCCCCGTTCTCCCGTAAGTTGAGCGTCTCTGTAGATAGATCCAACAGTTTGTCTTGTAGGATCGATTTTTGACTGGTGTTCCATTTGTGTCTTCCTTTTGATGTTGTGGAATCTTCACGACGAATCTTCCTAGTCCAATGGTTATTTAATTGTTTTTTGTGGCCTTGTTTTGCACATATTGGTGAGCAAAACACTGATCTTTGGCGTTTTTTTGTATTTTCTTGAGGCAATATCACGTTGCTACAGTGACGACATCGAGTTGTCTTCTTTGACTTCCTATTCCGCATGTTTTCAACTTTAATTCGATACATGCACTTGTAACAAATATTTTTGCTATTTATAAAATCACTAATAATTCTCTCAATTTTGCAATTAACACAAATCATAATGCTCACTTTTTATTAGACATATAATATTTTTATTACACAAAGTCAATTACAAGGCGTCCAAAAAGATGGAGTAGCCTTCCATCGCGGCGTAATTGTGGGCCTAGCCGACCACCAAACAGAGAGGAAATTCATGACTGAGAATGAAAACCAAAACAGCGAAACACAAGAGGTAGCACCTCAGGTAGAAAATCAAGTCCATGAAGTGAAAGAGACGAATCAAAGTCAAGAGCCTGTCACAAACAGTCACTTGAAGGCGATGCGTCTTAAAAATGCCGAACTCGAAAGAGAACTGAAGCAATTACGAGAAGCTCAGATGCAAATGATGCAAGCTCAGCTTGCTAATGCGCAACCTGTGCGTCAAGAGGTTGATGAGTTTGAAAAGATCGGTGATGAAGAGTTCATTCCTTTAGGTAAGGTGAAGAAGCTAGCTGAGAAATCTTCTCAGAAGGTGCTTAAAAACACCGAAGAACTCGTTCGTCAGGAAGTTGCGAAAGCACTTCAAAAACGAGATCAAGATCAATTTCTAGACCGCTTGAATCGTCAATACGCGGATTTCTCCGAGGTCGTTAATCCTGAAACTTTATCAATTTTGGAAGAAAAGGAACCTGAATTGGCGGCGACGATTGCGGACTTAAAAGACCCGTATAAAATCGGCGTCCAGAGCTACAAGTACATCAAAGCTATGGGACTTTCCAAAGCGGCGACAGAAAGTAGGAGGGAGAAGGAAGTGGATAAAGCTATCGCGAAGCAGGAAAAGGCGGTTCAGTCGCCTATGGCTTTTGATAAGCGTCCTATTGCCCAAGCTTTCAAACTAACTGATGCCATGAAGAAAGACTTGTATCGTGAAATGCATGGATATGCAGCTCTCGCCAGTTCGGTTCCCGAAATGAGCTAATGCTCAAGGGAACATAAACTATGTCAGTATCAATTGCTTCGTTGCCTCCGCAAATACAACAGCGGTACAACGCAAAATTGCTATCGACTCCAGAGCACAACTTGATTCACCAGTTATTTGCCACTCCGGTGGAACTCCCTGATAATCAAGGATTTATAGATAGACAGTCTCGTTATGACAGACTTGATCTATTTGAAGTACCTCTAGACGATGGCCAGAATAACCCGCCACCACAACAACTTAACCGAGTTGATGTGGACTGTCGTGTAAGGGTCTACGCCACTTACATCGTGCTTACCAGGCAGGTCACAATTACTAACGAAGACCCTAAAATGTATGGGGTCTATAAACCAGAGATAATCGACTTGGAACTCCTCGCCGCTTAAGCGGACGGAAGACAAGGCGCAAGTGAGTATAAGGATTTAACGGGATGATTACGAAATCGGGAATTAATAGATCGAAGTTCAAGATAGCACTGATAGCGAATGTCATGTGTTTCTTGAGAGATTTCTTTCTTTTGAAGCCTACGATGAGGAACGAAGGTGCTTCTCATTCTCATCATGATTTCGCATTGTCTTCGCTTAATCACCAAGTAAGGAAGAATTTTGGGAAGAAGAGCATCCAAAGTAGTTCCAGTAATCTGAGAACTATAACAACTGCGATTTACAAGAGATTTTCGTGTAGGTCGTTCTTGTTGAATATTGGTCGCTCCAGCTTTTTCACGAATCCAGTCTATGAGGGATTTCTCGTTATTAGAAATCTTGATATAGGTGTGATAGTTGAGAAGATTTTTGGTAGCTTTGGTTCTAAAGAGACCAATGAAAAAACAGCCTTCTCCATCAATAATTCCTGCAAGGTAAGCGAGTTCTGTATCAGTCATAACACCTCATTGTTAATGACTAAACAGTATGCAATAAATCCGAATATTTGTACAGCGTGAACGACTAAATTCACTGGCCCCGAAAGGGGATGCGATAGTCTGAACTCTATGGAGACATAGAGAGGTCGATCCGAAGAGGTTGGCCCGCCTAGAAATAGGTCATGAAAGTAACAGAAAGGTACTTAACTCTGCTGCGGCTCGTCTTGGTCAATCACTCCGTGAAACCCAAGATGCCCTACAGAGAGATAACTTGGAAAGCTCTGCTTCCATTATCAACTGCGTAGGCGGAAGTAACGGCGACATCCCAACAGAGATGACAATTTCTGACGTGGATGACGTTTTCACAGTTCTTCAAAACAATAGCGGTGAGTACATCACCAACATTGTTGAAGCCGAGCTACGCTTCGGTACATCACCAATCGGCGATGCCTACGGTTGCATGCTCACAACTCGAATGATTCCAGTTCTTTATAACATGACTGGTTTTATCAAGAAGTTCCAGTATCCGAACATATCTCAAACACTCAGCGTTGAGATTGGCGGAGCTAACAACGTACGTTTCTTTGCTTCTGAGCAAGGTTCTGTCACACCGAATGCTTCTATGCTCGGTAATGATATTGCCAACTGCTTCGTTAGCGCGAAAGAAGGTTACAAAGTCGTTTGGCAAGCTGGCGGAAAGGCAAGATTTATCTACCTTCCTCCTGGATATAACAACGACCCATGCATGCTCCGGCATACAGCAGGCTGTTCCTTCTATCAAGGGCAATGTATCACTAACGATTTGTGGGTGCAAAACCTACGATCAAGCGGAATTTAGGGAGGGCGCAATATGAGTTTACCATATTCATTTATTGGTCAATGGACTTATACAAATCCAGCGACCATTGTGTCTCAGCAAATTCCTATGACTGCAAAACCTGACTGGGTTTTCGTCAAGGATTTGACTAACTGGGGTGCACAAAGTACTGCTGCCAATCCGATCTATTCCGAATGGTTTAGTTCTATGGCTGCGGGTTCGTATTTAGCACTTGGACAACCAAGTTCTACTACTACTGGTGTCACTACTTATGCCTCTCAAGGCACAAGCGGTGGTTTCACTTTCATCGATCAAACTAATCCCCCAACTTTTTCAAAAGTTGCAATTACTGCGATCAATGGAACGACTTTCGTTGTTTCTACAGGAACAACCACTGGCATTAACGTAGGCGACTGGGTTCGTCTCATTAATGTCACTGGCGCTCTAGAAATCAGCGGCCCGAATCTTTATCAAGTTACAGCGGTATCAGCTAGTACAAGCATTACGCTTGGCTATGGTGCATCTGCGGCTTCTGCTGGTCTCGTGGTAGCCAACGGAACTACTGGATACTACCAGAAAGTATATCCAGGTCTGTTCTTACCGAACACATTGCCAGTTGCTTACATCACACAGGCAACACAGGCAGTTGTGTACTTCTTCAGACAGAACCCATATGTCGCTGGACAACTAGTAGATTTCCAAATCCCATCTGCTTACGGAATGACTCAATTGAGCAATCTAACAGGCAAATCGGGATCTGGACCTTTCTCTAGTAACCCAGCTGGAGCAGCAAGGGTCTTGAGTGTAACGAATTCCGCAACTGTCTCTTCGATCACCATCGATGTAGACACAACCGGATTTACTGCATTCCAGTATCCAACATCAGCAGCATTTGCTAGTGGTAGCTCTCCTGCGGTATGTATGCCTGCTGGCTCAGGTGTTGTGCCTCTTAGCGGAAGCGCAACTATTCCTGCATCGCCTCCAGGAACTGTTCTTTCTGATGCATTCGATAACAGATCGCAATACATCATGAACATTGGTACGTCTGCTGTTGGTGTCGCAAGCGCCAACATGGTCGTAATGGCGTTCAAAGCTGATTTCGTCAATGGAATCACTAACGCATAACTAAATTGAGGGGGCAACCCCCTCTTTTTTTAAACAAAGGATTTAATCATGGAAGTCAGAGAGTTAAATAAAAAGGCACCTAAGACGATGCCTGCTCAAGAAAGAGATGAGCTCGTCAAAAAGATGAGAAAAGAAGACGACAAAATGGTCACAGGAATGTTTGAATTCCTCGATGCTCAAGGTGGATGGCTAGATTTTACTTATAGAAAGTATCCAGGTGAGCCTATTCAAATGATCAAGATTGTTCATGGCGAGATTTGTGATTTGCCCATGGGCATCGTCAAGCATTTGAACAATACCAAGAAAAAAGTAAGGAAATATTCCATGGAATTACAAGAAGGCGGCAAAAGACCTCTTCGTAGTTATGAAGTGATTTCAAGAACAAGATTTACACCGACGAACGTTCTATGATGTCGAATTCGAGTCCTCATGTTGTTCCTGGAGGACCAAGTAACTATGGTCCTCCTTATGGAGCTAACTTCATTCCGAATTTGCAGTACATAATGAATATCACTAATGCGTTTCCTGCTGTTGTTACATTTGCTGATGATACGAATTTTACCGTGGCGGAGTGGATCAGTTTCAGAATACCTCCGCCTAACGGTATGATTCAGCTCAATAATCAAAAAGCGCAGATACTTTCTCTTACTGCAAATACTGTAACGATAGATATAGACACGACGAATTTTTATCCGTTTATATATGTACAAGATCCGCAGATTCCCTGTGTGGCCGTATCTGCTGGTTCTGGAATTATTCAGGGCACAACGACGGTTACACTAGAAGATGCATTTGATAACGAGCCGATAGCATGAATGAAATAATACATGATGATTGCCTAGAGGTCATGGCCAAGATGGAAACGAATTCTATTTCTTGCATCGTGACAGATCCTCCTTATGGACTTAAGTTCATGGGAAAAGATTGGGATCATGGCATACCTGGAATTGCATTTTGGAAAGAAGCATTACGCATTTGCAAGCCAGGAGCTCACTTATTGGCATTCGGAGGAACAAGAACTTATCATAGATTGACTTGCGCTATAGAAGATGCAGGCTGGGAGATTAGGGATTGTCTTCAATGGATTTATGGTTCAGGATTTCCTAAAAGCCACAATCATTTCGGGATCGAGGGTTATGGTACTGCTTTAAAGCCAGCCTACGAACCAATCATCATGGCCATGAAACCTTGTGATGGCACATTTAAGCAAAATGCTGAGAAATGGGAACAAGCGGGGATTAATATTGATGGATGTAGGATTGAAAGCAATGAATCGTGGAAGCGTGATTGCACAGGTCAAAATATGGTTGTTAATGCATTATGTGAAAGGAAGGGCATTGAAAAGCAATCAAATCAATTAGGCCGCTGGCCCGCAAACGTCCTCTTCGATGAAGAAGCGGCGAAAATGCTGGATGAGCAGAGTGGTGAACTAAAAACTGGCGAACTTAAACCATATAAACGGTCAACTAATAATCAATATTCTGGATCATTCCCTGATAACATAATTTCATTCCCATCCTCAAAGGGCGGCGCATCCCGTTTCTTCTATTGCGCCAAGGCTTCGCCGAGTGAAAGAAATGAGGGGCTAAACGGAATGCCAGAAAAAGAAAATCCTTATACTCCAATGGGTATCAATGATGATGAAGGAATAATCGCCAGAGGTAGAAATCCAGAAAAGCAAAATAGAAAACAGAAAAATTTCCATCCCACTGTCAAGCCTCTCAAGCTCATGGAATATCTCATCAAACTCGTCATGCCTCCAAAAGACGGCATCTTGCTCGATCCTTTTGCAGGCTCAGGAACTACAATTTTAGCAGCAAAGCGCCTTGGATTTAATGCAATCGGGATTGAGAAATGTGAAGAATATTGCGAGATTGCAAAAGCGAGGATTGCATGAGCACTTTTGTACCAACATATCCCTTGTATCCTACACTAGCAAACGCAATAACCAAAACGCGTAAACTGACGGGGTCAAGCAATGCTTTTCAGGTGACGGATTCTTATATCGTTCAGCAGATGCATAGCTTCTATGCTTATGATTTGCCAGCCAAGTTTCGTTCTCTAAAGCTTCAAGATGTCTATACCTTCACAACGAACGTAGGACAAGAAGTCTATCCTTTCAATAGCGAGCTCTATACGACTGTCGGACAACCTGCATCATGTGCAAAGAGAGAATTGCGCTGGTTCGATAGTCCTTGGTCTTTCTATGCCAATAATTATAATTGGCAGACTTTTACCAATTTTGCAACAGGTGATGGCACAACAGGTGCTCAAACAGCAGCCATATCCAATATCACCAATGCGACAAATGCTGTAGTTACCTCGGCTAATCATGGTCTCGTTTCAGGCATTACGGTCATAATCAATAACGTCGGTGGCATGACTGAAGTCAATGGAAATTCCTACATCATAACGGTCATAGATGCCAATTCGTTCTATTTAAACGTAGATTCGTCTACATTCAGTTCATATACCTCAGGAGGGTCTTGGTATTCCTCTCCTTATAATGGCTTCACTACGGCCTTCCCATTCGTTCCGTCTATAAATAATGATCCAGGAAGTCAGACAAATCGTAATCTTTACTTTCCCCAAGGTCGAGTTCAAAATATTCTTATTACTGCGAACGTCATAGGTGCCAATGGAGTAGGTGAAACGCAAAACGTGACCGATGATGGCCAAGGGAATCTAATTCAAATATTCCAGACGAGCAATAGTACCAATCAAGAGTATGGTTGGACTTATTACCGTCAGTATGCCTCAGCTACTCCTGACACTCCAGGAAATGCAACAATCAACTATGAGACGGGGGAAATAGTAGGACTTACCTTTGCTGAGCCTATTCCTGATGGAACAGCAATTCAAATACAATACAATCCCAAGCAGCTTTCTATTCCTCTTGCAATACTCTTTTATCAGAATCAATTTACTTTGGCTCCTGTGCCCGATGCTGGTTATACCATTGAAATGACCTGTTACCGACAACCTATTCAAGCTCTCATTGCTGCTGACATGACAGGAAATCCTGAACTCTCCGAATGGTGGGAAATTCTTGCAGTAGGCGCAGCTAAGAAGATATTCGAGGAAAGACTGGATAGCGATGGCGTCATGTTCATAGATAAGATGCTTAGAGAGCGCTATGACATCATTGAGACAAGAACATATGCCCAGATAGGTCAGGAAAGCATTCAAACCATTTATAGCGACCAGTTGAAGTATAACTATGGACTCGGTGGCATAAGCTCAACATTTGGATCATTATGAAGAAGGATGAGAAAGTGAAAAGAAACCGAGCAGCCGAGCTTTTAAAAAAGGATAACAAAAAGAAACTTAAATCATTGCCTAACAAGCCTGTTCCTCTAGGAGGAGGGCCTTTTGTTGGCAGACATACGACAGGATAGCCATGGCAGTCATTAAGGGAAAAGAAAAGATGTTAAAAAAGCCTCTCTCTCCAGCAAAAGCAAAGTTGAGTGAAAAGGCAAAGAAGAAATTACGTGACCCGAGGAGTGTACAACCAATTCCAACGGTCTGTGTTAGTTAAGGAGAAAATATGCCCATACCAACTTATACCCCAGGATATCCACCCGATGGCTCATCACTAGGTCAAACGAAGTCTACTATTCGCAATAATCTCGACGGAACATTTCAAACTTTAGCTATCGATCATATCGATAACAATGGTAGTCCGGGAGCTAAACCAGCGGGATATCACAAAATAATTCATGAAGTTACTCAAACAAGTGTTTCTACTGTCAGCGGATACAATCAAATCTTTTCTGGTGTACCTGGTACTCTGGTTGTAAATAGTGTCACAACACCAGCCATTCCCAATAATGGCGATACGCAACTTTATTCTTTAAGCTCTTCTGGCGTATTGTCTCAACTGACAGGCAAAAGCGCTTCTTCTAATGGCTATGTATGGGTAGGAGGCATTCTTCTTCAATGGGGATCAGCAACTTTTTCTGGAACGAATACAACCGTGGCAGTTTCATTTCCTGTTACTTTTCCAAATGCTGTGGCAAGTGTACAGTTGACGAGATTAGGTGGAAATACGAGTTCAAATCCGGAAGATATTTTTATAGCAAGTGGACCTAGCACTTCTTCATTTACTGCAAGGCGTATGTCAGCTTCTCCCAGTAGTGGACTCAATTTTTATTGGATGGCTGTAGGTTATTAAATGAGTGGGTTTCATCAAGTATTGATCGGTGGTTATCCTAGTGGCGGTCTTACTCAAGACAGGAAGCCAGCCCTTCTTGCTAATGAAGCATATTCCGATTTAGAAAATGCATATGTCTGGCGTGAAAGAACTAAGAAAAGAGATGGTGAAGTTCCCATGGGTCGTCTTTCTCGCGTTTTTACTACTGTTGCAATAGGGAATAGTTCTGCTTCTCCATGGACTTTCAATCTTTATACAAAACTTTCTATTACGCCTGAAGCTAATGCGGAAATCAAAGCTGGAAGTGTTACTATAACGATTGCCACTTTAGGAACTTCTTTCATAGATCAAGGCAATGGAACACTATCAAATGCGACCGCCGGCAACTCAGGAACAATTAACTATACGACAGGGTCCGTAACGCTCATAACAACAGTTGGAGCAACACACGCCACGACTGTTTCCATGACTTATTATCCCGCACTTCCTGTCATGGGGATTCTTAAAAGAGATGTGGCGACTTTTGGTATAGATGCGACAGTCTTTTTCGATACAAAGTATGCCTATCAGTATGTCAATGGATTTGAGGAATTAGTTACAGGTACAACATGGACAGGTACAAATACTGACTTTTTTTGGGGTGCAAACTATCAAGGTGCTACTTCAGATTTAAGATATTTCTTCGTGACAAATAATAATATCGATACTGTTGGTCTTACATATGATCCTATTCGGTATTACAATAACTCAGTATGGACTAATCTTCAACCCCTTGTGACTGCTACAACAACTCTTTGGCAGGCCCTCATTTTAATCCCTTACTATGGGCGATTACTCGCTTTAAACACATGGGAAGGATTGACAGCTTCTACGTATACCGGAGCTACAAACTTTTTCGCTAGATGTCGTTTTAGTCAAATTGGTGATCCTACTTCGGCTACTGCGTGGCGTTCTGACACATTTGGATTAGGTGGCTTTCTAGATGCTCCTACAAATGAAGCTATAGTGAGCGCAGCTTTCTTTAGAAACACGCTCCTAGTCTTTTTTGAATATTCTACATGGCAATTAAGATATATAGGTGAATATGGTTTACCGTTTATTTGGGAAAGGGTTTCTTCTGATTTTGGTGCTGTTTGTTCTTACAGTCCTATTGTTTTTGATCAAGGGGTCATGGCAGTCAGTGATAGAGGGATTATCCAAGCTGCCGCCAATGGAGTTACTCGATTAGATGAACAAATTCCAGAACAGGCT